AGGTTCAACACCTATTGCAATTTTTCCTGAGTCACCACCGTTACCTGATGTAAGGTAACCATTATTACCAGCTCCATCATCCAAATGTTCTCTTATATTTAATTGAAATACATCAACTGTATAGTCACCACTTTCTTCCTTTGTTCTTCGTGCTAATCTATTTGATAATTCTGTATCGAGTGTTTTATCTGTTCTATCGACTTTAGCTTTACCACCTTCAACTTCCATTAAAGCAATGTATTGATTTTCTGTTCTTGATGATAACGCTAGTGGTTGTTTAATTAATCCGGTTGCTATTTTATATCTGTTTGCACCTGGAGCAGATTCATTAGTTGTGCCTTGAGCATTATCATTTAATGTCGTATCATCTGCAGAGGTTGCAATACTTTCTGTAACTTTAAGACCAACAATATAGTTTGGTGTATTTGTATAATAATCTAAAAATAAAGATTCTGCACCAACATATACAAAATTTCCTGATATAAAATAAACACCTTGTTCTATTCTTACAGCTGAACCTAATCCTATAGGTGAATTACCTGAAGCTTCAACTGCAACTGGATGTGTACCCGCACCGTCAGATGTTAATACTTCGTCAGCGACAAATTTTGATGTTGTCTTATCAGAACCGTTTGCTTGATATGTTACATAAAGAGTATCGAATCCACCAGTCGTAGAAGCCGGTACAACCTCTACAATCTTAGCCTTAACAGTTGCATCAGCACCAGTAAGAGTTGTTCCTTTGAGGTTATCTATGAAGTTTGCTACGGCTTGTGAATTGTGAGTAGCTTTAATTTTAATATAGTCGTAATTGACATTGAGAGTTACTTTACCATCAAGTACTCTTGAACCATTTTTAAAATTATATTGACCTAATCTATCAAGCTGAGCTTGTAATGCTGTTTGCATTTGAGTAAGCTCTCTTGCTTGTACTGGATGTCCTGGTCTATATAATATTCTTTGATAGTTTTTAGTTTCGTCAAAGTTATCGTAATAAGGCTTTTGCCCATAGGTTTTTATTGATGTTGTCTTTTCCGCCATATTTTTTTCCTACTCTAATATTTATATTAGAATTCAATAATTAGTTTTATATCTTCAATTTGGTTAGCACTTCGATTAATTGGTGCTCTATTCTCTAAGAATAGTATATCTCCAGACTTATTATCAATTTCTCCTGGATTAATCCTAGTAGATGATGCATGTAAAGTAGCTGATGTATTACTTGTTTGACCTACTACTGCAAGTGATGCACTGTCTTCAAATGGTACATAACCAGTTAATTCATTTTGATAATAAAATAATTTATTTGCTGCATCATCTTTTTCTAATAAGAATGCTCGTGCTATTCTATTATCACTTCTTGTTTGTTGCAACAATTCATCAACTTGATAGTTAGCAGTAGACGAATTCATTTTTAAATGACGAGTTGCTTTACCTGTTGCTGCAGTAAATGCTGCACCATTATAAGAAGTAGCATCATATGCTAGTGGATTTTTAATTAATGTGACTTGTCTAAAATCATTACCCTGTGTAATATCAGCATCATCTACATCAAGTTGAGTATTAACACCAACATAGAATGCACCAAGTTCTGCTACTGGGTCAACGCCATGACCTTGTTGTGGAGCAAGAACTGCTCTTGCAGCTGCATCACCCGCAGAGAAAGTTATATCTGCAACTGTATAATGATTTCCCTTTGTTGTAATTGTAATTGATTCCACTGCTGTTCCACCACTATTCATAGTTGCTGTTGCAGTAGCACCAGAACCATCACCTGTAATAGTAACAGTTGGAGCAGATGAACCTGAGGCATAAGTTCCACCATTAGTAATTACAATTCTTTCGATTCCGCCGGCAGCATCAACACTATTGTGAGTGTAAGAATCTCTGGAAGCTTTTTGGTTTAGGAACTGTGCATAGTCAGCTTCTGATAAATCATTTTGGGCAGCAGTATTATTAATGTATTCAGCACCTGTATCTGCATCAATGAATGATACAGTTTTGACTGGCATATAAGTATTTGTTAAAAACTTTTCTGAATCAGCAACTGATATTGTATACATATATTTCCAAACATATCCATCTGACTCCGCAGTTGGTGATGTTAAAGTTTGTGTTGGTTGTATTGTTGAATTACCAGAACCTTTTACGATACACTTATATACTTTAAATTCTGATGTAAGTATATAAAACTCTTTGTCAAAGATTGATGAATCATTTGAATCCCAAGCTACATAAGCTCTGTTAGTAGTCCAATTATATCTTCGTACTACATGTGATACATCGGATGAGTTAACCTTTTTAATTGCTATAAGGTTTTGCCTTGCTATTCCGAATTCATCTAGGTGATCATCGGGTGGAAATTCACCTGATATGTCCGTTGAGTCTGTTCTATCTGATAACGTTGTTGACCATACATCAGCTTTACCTATACCGATATATACATGGTTAGATGCATCTGCTACATCTTCTTTGAAGTTATTAGCATTCAGAACTCTAAAATCTGTTGATACTATTGCTGCCATTATTATTCCTCTATTCTATATTAACTATTGCGTTAGTGTTATATTTATTTATATTAGTTGAATCAATAGTTTGGATAGTTTGGCTACCAAAAAATTGAATTGTTTGCCCACCACTAAACAATCGTGGACTTGTGTAAAAGTTATCTTTCTTTCTATTAAAGTATTTATTAGCTTCAATTAATCCTGTTCCATCATCTTTATTATTACATAAAATCTTTTGAATAAATGAATCATGTTTTACACGATCTTCATTTTGAACTAAACTTTTGACTTTTACTTCAGGGTCACCAGCATATCCCATACCCGCATTTGTAAGAGTTATACCAGAAATTTCTCCTTCAGAATCTAATTGAACTGTTGCTGTTGCTTGAACATTTGTTGACAATGGATTACCATCAATATCAACTGCAGTTGGTGCATCTATTATAAGCGTTGGAGCAGTTGTATATTGTTTATCTGCCAATCCATAAAAAACTATATCTTTAATTTTACCAAGTTGAGAATTATTACTACCATCAACTGGAGCTGGAACCTGAGCGATAAGATTAGTAAATCCACTTCCCGCACTATTAATTGTTATATTATCGATATCTATTTGACCACTCGATGTTAATGCTAGTGTAACTGTTGGGTCTGTTGTGCTTGAACCTTCACCCGTAAAAGTAACTGTTGGTGGAGTGCCAGTATACCCTAGGCCTGGTTCTATAACTTCGAGTTTTTGTAATCCACCTGAACCATTTAATGTTACTGAAAAAGTAGCTGCTTTAAATGTCCTTGCAAATACGATTGGTGAAAAGAATGAAGCAAATGCTTGTACTAATATTGGTGTATCATCAATTGTTAATCCTGGAACAACACCAGGCATAGCTGAATTTAATCTTTGGCCTGCTGCTATTTGTTTGAGCTTTGATGATATTTTTATATTAAAGTTAGCATCTGTTGTATTTACACTTGTAAGTAATATGGTTAATAAAATTTCTGAAAAGTATATAAACCCAGATGGATGTACTAATCTATCAAATACAGTTTCCCAATCCTCAACGTTTCTTGCTGTTTTAACTACATAACTAAACTTTTGGAATCTTAAACTATCATGTACTTTAATCGCCTTTTCAGAAACCATACCTTTATTTGTTGTAAAAGAACCTCTTGGTTCAAACTCTACTGTTGTACCATCTGGTATAGTAACATTTGTCGATACTGTAATGGTTAAACCATCGGCTGATATTGCTTCAACTCCTAATGGATATTCAACATCATTTACTGTAAAGGTAAAGCTTCTTGGTACATGAGTTCCTGCAATTACTTGAGCACCAAGTTGAATACCAGAAACTGCAGATGCTAATACTAAGGATGAACTATTATTTACTGCTCCATTTAATGTACCACTAACTGTTTCTTCTTGTGAAAATGTTCCATCAGATGGAATCAGAGTATTATCAATTGGAAAACTAACTTCAACATTTTCTTCGAATAGTAATCTAAAAAATATTTCAATTGAATCTGTTGAACCTCTCAGTTTATAAAAATTTAAAATGTTTTTATATAAAGTTCTTCTATTAGCTAATACAGATGCTGGAACTGCAGGTGCTATTTCCTTTTGTTGTTTTTCTAAATAACTTGTATCATTAACATCAATATCCATTGCAGATTCAATTGTATTAATAACATATGAAGGACCTGGACCAGCATAATATTTTATTGGTGTAGTGAGTTGAGCTGATGAACCATTATGTAATGATGATAAATTTTTAACTGTATATGTTTTACCAACACCATCAAGGGCTGATAAAGAACCAGGCAATTCATTACCATTTGAAATCGTTATATCTGCTTGATCTAATGTGATAGTAGTTTTTACACCAGCTGGTGAAGTAATAACTAATGTTGATGATGAACCCTGTTGATCTGTAAAGAAATGATCATTTTCATTATTAGGATCTGAAACTCTAAAAACAGCTTTATTATCTAATACAACATCTGTAAAAGTTTCTGTCTCTTCATATAAAAACTCATCAAGGTTCATAAAAGTATAATAAGCCTTAAGAAGTTTGTTGAGCTCAGGACTTCTTGCCAGAATTTCAGAAGGTATTAATTGGTCAATACGAAGATTTTCTTTTGTAATATCTTTCGTACTTAATAAGTTTTCTAAAAATCCTGGTGAAAAAGGTTTATTATTTTGCATTATCTAATTCTCGAATTCGTTGTATAACTATTTCTTCCTGATGAACCGGATGTTGCTATAGTATCGATTTGTGCTGTTACATTTACAAAATTACTATCGATATTTAAAATCTCTTGTCTTGCTGGTGCAATATCCAATGCATCTGGGACAACAGTAATTTTAATTGATGTAGCGCTATCAGCTACAAATGTATGTAATGTTACTTTACCTAATGCTAAATCAATTTCTCCAGCATCAGCTACTGTTGTAACATTTACGCCATTCACAATTTTATATACAATTACTTGTCTTTTTGAACTATTACTGATTGGTATATCACCAAAGAAATGATCTATGCCTCCAACCTTAAATGCTCCTGATGTTAATACAAAATCTGTTGAACTACCTGAGTCAAATATAGGTGCTGCAAAATTTAATTCAAAATTATTATTTTGTTGTTGTGCAGAAATAGTTTGGAACATTCTTGGTCTTACATTACTATTTTGTATACTAGGATCTGCGTTATCAATGTTTCGTAATAATTGTGAATGTCTAAATACGCCGTCAAATTTATTTAAATTATTAAAGTTATAATCTGATATAGTATCTTTAACTACTGCTTGTAATGAAACAACATCTCTATCTGTAAGGTTTGGATTATATTTTACGAATACATCGAGTTCTAAATTTGTAAACTCTGGGTCAATTAATTCTGGTACAATTGAAACAATATTTTTTCCTTTTAATATTGAACCTTTAATCTCATCTTTTTCGTCTTGAGTTAATGCACCTGCTAATAGTGGTTTAATAGAAATATATACCTTACCATACTCTGGTGGAACTTGGTCTTCACCGCCCCATGTAGATATTGAATCAATATTTGTAAACTGTTTCTTAAGTATAGATGCATAGTCCTCTGCTGTTACTGCTCTGTCCTGAGTAGCAAATGTTAATGGTGCATTAAATCGAATTGATTCAGTTGTTTCTGCATCAACACCACCAGAAGCTGCAGCTACCGTTGTGACTGAATAAGTAGATGAACCTGTAAGTCCTGTTATTGAATCATTAAATACAAAACTATTAGCACCGTTACTATCACCACCCTCAGTTACAATATAGTCTGCTGTTACGATATTATCTGATGCTGGTTTTTTACCAATAACACCATCACCAAAATAAATTTCATAATAACCTGAATTATTTTCTTGTAAAAAATAAACTTGTGAAGTAGAATCTATGCCTGTGAGTGATTCAAATTTTGTATATACATCGAATTGAGTAGAGTTTTGATTATTTTGTAGCCTTACTCTTAATGTTGAAGTATCTGTATCAGCATCTGATAATTGAAATTTTTGATTTTCGATTCCAGCATCTACTCTATATTTAAGTTCTCTTAATTCACCTTCAGCAATTGTAACATTACTAAAAGTATAAGTTGCTGTTGAAGAACCATTAGTTACTAAGTCTGCAGAATGAGTACCAAGTAAAACGTAATCATAGTTTGTTCCATCTGTTAATGTTGTTCTTAATTTTTGACCACGATTTAATGTTATAGTCGATGGTAAAGTAGATGGACTATTGAATGCACCAGATTCATTAGCTGCATTAATAACAATATTAATAGTTGCTCTTGGTGATAATATAGACCTAGGAGTATATCCTAAAAGTTTAGCACGTGTTACTACATTACCTCGTATTTGTGCTGAATCTAAAAATGATTCATTTAATGAATAGTGAGCATTCAAGGCATTATAATGTGTATTATATGCTAGGACATCGAGTAATACACTCAATCCCGAACCATCAAAATCATATCCAGTAAATTCATCTTGAGTCTTGAGATAGTTTTTTATATTCTTTTTAATTTGATCGAAATCTAATTCTGTTACGTTTAAGTTATTTGCCATTATCTTAACCTTCTTAGTACTATTTCGACATCATCATCAATATCGAATTCTTTTATTCTAAAATGTATTTGAACTTTATATCTTTGTTTTTCTGCTTCGTCAGTAACAAAAATATCTGTTAATATTACCCTTGGTTCAAATCTTTTTATTGTTTGCTTTATTTTATCTTTTAAAATACCAATAGTAATCCCATTAGCAGGTTCAAATAATAGTCCTCCTAAATTTGCTCCAAGGTTTGATTGAAACGGTCTTTCATATTGGTTTGTTTGTAATAAATTTTTTATAGAATTTTTAATTGCATTATCATCACGTAGTGGTATAATATCTTTACGGATTGGATGTAGTGTTAAAGCTAAATCTAAATCAGTAATAGTTTTTTTACGACTATCGACACGAGCCTTTTTTAAATCTCCTGTTATTGTTTTGTCTTGTGATAGTAATGCCATATAGTTATTTATATAAGTTACTCTGAACTTTGATCAGGTTGTGTGGTATTTGGTAACGGAGATTGAGTATTATTAATCAATACTTGAACACTTGGAGGTAGATCTATTGTCTTTGGAAATCCGATCAATGTAAGGAAATCACAAAAATCAAATGTAATCCATTGTGTTAATGCATCTAATCCAATAGCATCAAAGAATTCAGTAACCTTTTGCATCCATAATTTAAATTGATATGTTTGCCATTCTTCTGCAAATTCTCGAGCTCTTTTTAATAATCGTTCTTTTTCAAATTCAGGTATTTCTACATTATCATTAAACTCACCACCTAATAAGTCATATAATGTAAATGTAAATATTTGTATTGATTTAAGTTCATCAATACTTTTATTTCTTATTAATGATTCTAAATCAAGTTCTAAAAGACCAGGTAAAGGAGCACCCAAATCAAGGGCGTCCCATATATCTCCAAACTCACCAATAAGACCAGAGAATCCTCCATGCATTAATAAATTCATTTTCTTTGCAACTTCAGATCTTAAAAAGTTTCTTATTGATTCTTTTTTAAAGTCAGCTGTTTCAAATTTATTCCATACTTTATATTCTTCTGGAATTAAATCATATATACTATCGACTTGATCTAAGGGTATATTATCTAGAACACTGTTTGGATTTGATAAAAATTCTAATATGTCAAAAGATATGCCAAGTATTGTAACATTAAATTCAATCGTAAATACATCATTAATTAATTCTAAAATTTGCCTTTGAACATACATCGGGTATTCAGCAGACAAACGAGTAATTATAATTTCCCACTCAAGTTCTGGTATTTCAATCTTTTCAAAATTTGGATCGTATATAGTTAAAAGCTTTCGTATATCTTCTAATTGTTTTTTTAAATCTTCTAAATCATTTTTATATGAATATGACGCCAGGCCTGCAAATAAATTTCTTAAATTAGCAGGAGTTGGTAATAATACACCAGGACATTCGATTTGTGGTAATGATATAGTTGGAGCTGACATTATATAACTCGAGTTTTTAGTATTGACTTAACTTCTATTGTTCCATCTTCTTGAAATTTTATATATGAACCGGTTTTATGTGTAATTCTTATTTGTTCTGACCCATCGCTATTATCTATTTCGATTTTATGACCTGCTTTTGATTCATATACTTTATTATCTACTGAAGCATACGATGGTATATCTCGTGTACCGTCTGTTTGTGTTGCAATACTTCCCATAATGATTGGATCTTGTGCTGACTCACCGTCTCTAAAAAATCCAACAACCCATGAGCCAACTTCTAAATGATGATTACCACCAACACCTTTAAGTGACGCTGAAGTATTTGGCATCATTACAGTTGCCCAAGGTAAATTCTCTTTTATATTATCATTTTCATTAAACCAACCATAAGGAAATACTTTTACTCTATTTAAATTTTTAGGATCGTTAATATTTTCAACCCTACCAATAAACCATGCAAAATTCCCACCTATAAATTGATCATCTCTTCTATCCATTTTTTAAAGTCTCCTTTCATCAAGTGATGCTATAAAAGAATCTTTTTTTACTTCTACATGCATTGTATATCCATCAACAGCAAATGTATGATATATACTAGTAATTAAATGATTGCCGCTTAGTAATTCAGAATTTACAAATCCTCTTTCATCTTCATCTTGTAATTCTGCAACTCTTAATAAATCTAAATTAATAATCTTACCAGCATGTAATTCAAAATCACCAAATACAGTAAAGCTTTGAGATATTGTATCTTGTAAAGCTTTATGAGAATACATATTAGCTACTGCATCTGATGACGCATTGTCATGATAATTTTTATCATCATTAAATGCTAGGGAATTACTATTAATAAAATAATTTTTACCAGTGGTTAAAGTATTTATTAGAGTATTATTAATTTTAGAATCTTCACCTATTGGTTGATATTTATTTAATAAATTTTTATTGTCAAATTTAAATGTATCGGGTGTATATTTTTTATCACTTATTTCTATTTTATGTATTGTAGAACCAAATGCACCTTCAGAACCAGTCATATATTTTGATAAATTAACGTTACTACTATCTTTTGAAATTTTTTGTTTTAATTCATCAAAATAGCTTTGTTTACTTTCTTCTGAATCATCAATTACAGGTTTTTCAAAACTAAAAAATGGTTTATTGTTATATGTTCTATATACACCATCGCCTATCATTTGTTTTTTCGATCTTAAAAATACTTTCCCATCCGCGGTTTGATAAAAATAATATGGTGTTCCACCATCATCAGCATTTCTCATTAACCATTCAATAGCAGATAAAGGCTTCATAATCGGTATTATTGCTTTAAAATTTGTGCCATCACTTCTATCAATGAATGTATCTAATTGTGGTATTCCTAAATCTTGTTTGCATATTCCTCTTACAGTATTTTTAAAACAACCTGATACCGCTTTGGAAATAGTTTTAAATTGATTTAAGTATGCATACTCTGGTAAACAAATAAATGTGTATTGTGATACACCCGGCTTCGTTTTCTTAAACCCATCTACTTTAGCTATGATTATTTTTCTTGACCAACGATAAACTTCTTTATTTGGTTCTTTTCTACTTATTGTAAATTTTATTGTTTCTGTGCCATCTAATTTTAATAAATCTATTATATCGTTAGTATCAACAATATCAATTTTTACTATAGAAGCTAATCTAAATATGCTTTCACTTATTTCTATTTTAGATACAAGATTTTCTATATCAATATTTGTATTATCTCTTAAGACTAAAAAAATTTCATCTATATCAAAAGACTTTGGTGATCTTGCCACACTATCAGCATCATGGCTGGCCGCATTACTAAGCATTTATTAAACTCTCAAATGTTTTTTGAAATTGTCCTATATATTTAGGGTCTACTACTTTTATTTTTGATCGCTCTTCATTGAGCTCATATTCGTATTGACGATATGTTTGATAACTTAATTCTCCATCGCCATGTTTAGCACCTTTAATATGTAGTGCATTTGTTTGTGGTCTTTTCTTTACATCGCTAGTTAAATAATAATAGTAAGGAGCTTCTGCATATTTAAATACTTGTGAAGCAACAACTACATCATTTGAAGTATTACCCTGTATAGCCTCATCAACTTCATATACAAAAGAGTTAGACATGTCTCTTACAATTAATTGATTCATATCAAGATTCTTTCGATATAGTTTCCCTAAAGCACCAGAATTGTTACCTTGAATTACTTCTCCTATTTGATATTTACCCGCAATAGTATTCGAAGCACCCGCTTCTACTCTTGAAACAATTGCATAACCATTATATTCTTCTTCAATATATTCATGTAAATCTTCCTGACTCATAGGCCAAGCTCTATATCCGTCATGTAAAAAATCATTAATTACAAAGAACGTCCAATAATATTGTGTAGAACCATATAAAAGCTCAGAAACTACATCTGGTCTTTCACCATTTTCTATATCATAAAATCTATATTGAGTATAATTATCAATAAACTCTTGTATAGGTTTTACGTGTCTAAATATATCTACTACATTTTGTTTTATTGCGTTCTGATTAAAATCATATTCTACTTTTGGAAATTGTCTAAAAAAACTCATTTATTCTCCTATGGTGATAATATTTTCTTTTTTCCAGGAGAGTATACTGAGCTATCATGACTTCTGAGTTCATCAGTATCCTCATCTCTAAATAGTTGTGAATCTTCTTGCAATTCTATTGTCATATCGACTTCAACTGGTTGGCCATCTTTATGAAAAGCGTTAGTTGATGAATTATAAACTGTACTAAATCCTGTGATTTGTGTTCTAAAAATTTGTGGAAAATATGGGTTATCTTCCTCTCCGATCATAAATTTTATATCAATTGCTGGTGGATATTCTAAAGCAATACCTCCAACTTTTCTCGGATAAGTAGCTCTTCTAAATATTTCTTCAATTTTTAATATTGTATCAGATTCACTTTTACTTTGTGCTACAAATTTAAATGCGAAACTAAAAGCTCTAATGTTTTGTGTTTCATAAGTTGTTCTTTGATATTTATTCACGGCTATTCTATTTTTTAAAGCACTTAATGCACCAACTTCTGAAGCATCTATGCCGAATATATCACTATACTTTTCTTTTCCAAATAAATAACCTGCTGTTAAATCATTTTTTCCTGGTTTTCCACCTACTAATCTTTTTATTATATCATTACCACCTATAACAGTTGTCAAATCTAAAGTACCATAAGCTGCACCGTCCTGTACAGTTAATCCTGGCGGTTGTGGTAATATAATATAATCTTTATTTTTATTATCGATTTCAAATCTTATATAAGGTGTTTCTTCCTGAATATCTGGTGGATAAACTAAATAACTATTGCTAAACATTCCCATTTCTTATTTTTTCCTATATAAATAAATATTTACTATAGAGTTATTTATATGAGTTACAAAGGAAGATACACAATTAAAAAGCCAGAAAAGTATGCTGGTGACCCTACAAAGGTAGTTTACCGTTCATTATGGGAAAGAAATGC